GCTCGCTTAGAGTTGACGTTGATTATCGACTTCCATCACAAGAAAAAGGGGTGTGTGATGTTTGACTCAACGATAGCCGATAAACTCGGCATCGCTGAGCGAACGGTAATTCGGCGTCGCCAAGAACTCGAAAAAGCCGGTTATATCCGAGAAGTAAACGGCCGAAACCGCCGTGAACTGCTTCCTACCGCACCGGACAGCAGTGTCATTTCGGATGACACTGATGACGAGAGAGGTGACACCAGTGTCAGGTGGGGAGGTGACACTGGTGTCACAGACAGAGAAATAGATAATCCCGAGGGTACGAGGGAGAGCGCGCCCGCGCGGGGAGGAGCTTCTCGTTTTGAGGTCGACCCTCGGAGCGAGCCCCCGGAAGAGGTGTTCTCTGCCTTGGTCGACATTTGGCGATCCGTCTCGACGGCCCCACCTTTGAACGCTCGCTTCGAAAAGGTGCTGATCGGCTGGGCGAAAGACGAGAAGATCCCAGACTTAGATCTCTTTCGGCAGGTTTTGGAGCGGGAGGCGGCCAACACCACCGCGAAGGGAAGTGGCCTCAACCCCGGAATCCTGCTTCAGGAGTATCGCGATCAGCTCCAAAGCGGAAAGCTAGAGCCGTGGCAGCAGGAGGATGAGCACTGGACGGTCAACGAGGAGGGCAAGGTCTGCTTCAAGGGCGTTCCGGTTGAGGAGACTGGCCCTCAAAACCTCGCGAAACAAAGCAAAGACGGGGCGCCCGGCCCGGCCCCGGAGCTAAGCGCCCATGGCTAGCGCAGGTTCCCGCTGCTTACTTTGCGGCGTCCGGATGAGCGAGGAAGGCGCGACAGGGTACTGCTCGGAGCGATGCTTGATGTGGGATTTTTTCGGCGTGCCTGCCCTGAAGAAAACGGATCTCGTGAAGGAGATGCGCGGCAACCAGAACGGCGACCCGCGAACCGACCCGGTCCGGGCGTATCCAGGCCTCATGACTGAGCAGCAGGAGCAAAAGCTAGCGCGGGTGATCGGCCAGCTCAAAATCGTTTGCGATCAGATCAGAAGCGATGAGTGACATCGATGAGTGACGACACAACTGACATAGCAACGACTGACGTAGCACGCCGCTTGCTCGCGGCCCTTTACCACAACCCGGAGCACATCGGCCGGGTGGCCGCTGAAGATCCGACGATGCCCGACGCGACCACGGATCGGCTCTGGGACGTGATCACGGAGGTGCATGACGCAGGATCGCTCGATACGGCCCGCGTCTCCTCCCTTGTTTCTGGCCTAAACGGGGACGCCGCTGCTGCGGGACGTCTCTTAGGCGACATCCGCCACAACGAAACGCTTGGGGCCGTGGAGGCCGCGCGCTACGGCCACGATGGGGCCCAGCTTGAACAGTGGGGCCGGCAGCTCGCAGAGCACGGCGCGAAAAAGCGGCTTGCAATGCGTCTCGGGGCGCTTGTCCGCCGGATTGAAGAGTCGGGACCCGATTTGAGCTTAGAGGAGATCCAAGCCGGACTCATCGAAGAGATCCAAGGCACCATCGGGGAGGCGGCCTCGGGTGGGCTCCGGCACGTCTCTGATTTCGTCGACGGCGCCTTGGAGGACACCCGGAAATGGGAAGAAGGGGATGTCGCGAGTTTTGTGCGGACCGGGTTTTACTCCCTCGACGAGAAAATTACGGGCGTGCCGGTCGGGGAGCTGACGATCTTTGCGGCTCACAGCGGGGCTGGAAAGACGAGCTGGCTGATTCAGCTTCTTCGCCAGGTGGCCCTTCAGTCTTCGGATCAGGCCGTGTGTTTTTTCTCAATCGAGATGCCCGCAACGAAGATTCTTCACCGAGCCGCGGCGGCCTGCAGCGGCCATGAACTGAGCGTGGTGCGCGAGCATCCTGACTCGCTTGTTCGTGGGAAGCCCCGCGCTGAGCGGCACCGGCAGGCGCTTCGCGCCCTTGAAGACCTTCCGTTGTACATCGACGACGATCCAGAGCCGACCGTATCGCAGATTTACAGCCGCGTGATGCAGGTGCAGGCGCGTCACGACGTGACCCTCATTGGCGTCGACTACGACGAGAAGGTCGACCCCGAGGCCGCTCCGCAGAACGAGGAGCAGCGCGTCGGCGCGATCTCGAAAGGACTGAAGGTGATCGCCAAAGAGCTGGATGCCGCTTGCGTGGCCCTCTCTCAATACAACTCGTCCCCTTCCAGTCAAATTCGACCCGGCACCGACGATGACCTTCGCTACAGCCGGAAGAAGAAGCACGAGGCCCATACGACCCTACACTGGTACTGGCCTGCCTACTGGCTTCGAAGCGGGATCGTGGATCTGGAAAGCGGTGATGAGGCTCCCGATCACTACAACCCGGAGCGCGAGGAGCTTGGCCGCCTCTACGTCGGAAAAGGCCGGGAGGGGGGATTGGGATGGGTGCCCTTGGAGTTTCATGCCGAGCACACCCGCTTTGTCGACCCGAACGACCCTGAAAATGAGACCGAGTCCGCCAACGCGGAAGCATTTTAGAACTGCAAATTGGCGAAGATTGAGCCGAAGTAAAGCCGGAACGAGGACCCCAGCCAACGCCTGCTCGACAAGCACGACGAGCTCGAACGGGCGCTGAAGAACGCGGGCGTGACGCCGTCCTTTCTCCTCAAAACCGCCACGAAGCCATGATGTACGCCCAAAACGCTCCCGCCGCGGAGGCGGAGCCGAAGGAGCCGAATCCGGACCTCGGGCAGTCGCTTCCGGGCGCCTCTCGGCAGGAGAGCGACACCGGTGAGGAGACGGCCGCGCTGAGGGAGATTATCGACGAAGCGCAGCAGCACGGTACCGATTAGTCCGTGCGACACACAACCCCGCGCCGCTGGCATGGCGGCACACCGACGGGGGACCATTCACTTACATAGCAGACCACACACCCCAATGGAAAGTTCTAACCAGCAAATTCGAATTGAAAGCATCCGCATCGAGAACGTCTTTGGTGTCCGCGAACTGGAGTTTTCTCCGGACGGTGTCACCGTCATCCGAGGCGACAACGACACCGGCAAAACGAGCGTTCTCCGCGCGATCAATCAGCTCCTCGGCGGCGGGCACAACCGCCAGGCGCTCCGGAAGGGAGCCGATAAGGGTGAGGTGCGCTTTGTCCTTGACGACGGGACTGAGGTGTACGCGCGCCTCACAGAAAACGACACTTATTACCGGATCGACGGCGATAGTGACCTCACGGCTCGGCAACTCTTGGAGTCCATCCAGGACGAGATCAGCGTGAACCCGATCCAGATCTTGCAGGCCCGGCCCCAGGACCGCGGGCAGATTCTGCTAGAAGCGATGCCGATGCGACTGAAACAAGACTCTCTTTCAGAGGCGCTCAGCCCTCTAAAGGGGAAGATCAACGTTGACCCCCCGAGCGAAATCGTGCAGCGAGACGCTCACGCGCTTGAGGTGCTTGGGGACAAGTCCACCGGATTGATCGGCACCCTCTATGAGCAGCGCCAAGAGATGCACGGTGCGAAGCGGGACAAGCAGGGCACCGTGTCTGACCTGGAGCAGAGCGTGGAGCAGCACAAAGACCCTGAGGAGCTGAAGGATGAACGCGATAAAGTACAGAAGGACCTTCAGGCACGCCGACAGGACAAGCAGGAAGCCCTCGATGAGGTCGATGAATGGGAAAAGGAGCAGATCGAAAAGATCCGCGACGAAGCGAACGAGAAGCGCGAAGAGGTGCGTGAGCATCACGACCCCATTATCAATGGCGTCCGGTCGACGCGAGAGCGCATCCAAGAACGCATCGAGCAGGCCGAGAAGGCGGAGCAAACCAAAGACATCATCGAAGAGCGCCGGAAAGAGCTAGCCGAGCTCGAAGACCGCTACGGCCGTCTCAGCGAAGCAATCGACAACCTACGCGACCTCCGCACCGACTTCGCGGACGACCTGCCTGGTGGCGTTGAGGTCGATGAAGACGGCGAAATAGTCGACGACGACGACATCCGTTTCGAGAACTGGAACGAAGAGCGCCAGGTGCGCTTTGCCGCGCGGATCGCGGAGATGCGGGCCGGGCGACTCAAGCTGATTCCGATCGACGGGATCGAAAAGCTCGTCGGCGATCAGCGCGAGGCGTTCATTCAGCGGGCCTCAGAGTCGGACGCTCAGTACATTCTTACTGAAGCGGTCGCCGGTGAAAAGCTCACAATCAATCACGCATAACACTAGATCCCATGTCTAAACCCGTGCCCACACGACCACAAGAGGATAAGAAATTCTATAACGACGGCAAAGCCCGACGCGACCCCAACCCTCTTGCCGATGATGACCGCACCATCGAAGCTGTGCACTTCTATCGTGGTGGCGGCTACGAGGTTGGAAAAGACGGTGTAACTGAGATCGTGGGCTATGAGGAGCAGGGCAACGGACAACACGTCAAGGTGCCGTTTGTCGCCGTCTATAGAGGCTCAGAGATTGCCGTGCGAATACCGGTTCACTGCGAAGGGCTTTCCTCCATCTGCTACCGAACAGAGTACGATAAGAAGCAAGAACAGCAAAATGACGAAGAGAATGACAAAGAGCAGGACTCTGGTCTTCCTTTTTAGCCATGCCTGAGTTGATAGAGTTCTCCAATGGTACGCGCCTCACCGAAGGCGCGATAAAGCAACTGGCAAGGCACTGCTCCTACCGCCGCTTGGCCGAGTGTCTTGGTATCTCGTACATCGAGCTTATGG